TTTGTGATACCTCTGTGCAGAGAGCATCACGACGAGTTGCACGCTGGCCCTGTGGCATTTGAAGCGAAATACGGCGATCAGTTAACGCTGCTGTTTCGGTTTTTAGATCGTGCGCTGGCAATCGGCGTATTAGCATGAACTGTGGAGATAACATGCGTGATATGTATGAAGTGATGGAATTGTGGGGAGCTTGGGCAGCTGCAGATAGCAGTGGCGTAGATTGGCAACCGATTGCTGCTGGTTTTAAGGGACTACTTCCATATAGTAAGAAAGCACGTATTCAATGCGACAATGATGATGGAATCATGATTGACAAGTGTGTAGCTAGTTTGCGGAGATACAAGCCTGAAGAATACAAACTGATTATCGCTCACTTCGTAATAGGATTATCCTTAAGGGCGATCGCAAAAAAACGTAAGTTGTCGGATGGAACGATAAGGAAGGAGTTACAGGAAGCGTTGGGGTTTATAGAAGGAGTATATATTGTAACTGCATCAACTGAGGAAGGGGCATGAGCCCCTTACAGAGACACTGCAGCAAAATGGGTTTCAACCTTTGGAGTTGAAGTCAAGCAATTACTTACAGCAACTATCCCAAATTTATTATTACTGTTTGAGAAAGAGACAGTACTTTTCATTTTGTTTAATATTTTCAGAGCTTCAGATGTGAGAGGTGAGGATTTATCTTGATTCTGATTAGATTTTGGCATTGATGTACAATATAAAGCTGATGATTTAGATTTATATAGTTCGATCATATCTTGGCGTGGTAGAGAAGATTTATCATATGTTGTCAAGATTGAGATCGGTTTTTCTTTAATTAATTTTTCCCATGTTTCTTCATGATACCCTGTTCTTGAACCATGATGAGGAAGCTTAAATATTCCGGTCAAATTTGGTTCAGGGCGATTTATTGCATTACAAACAGAATCCCAACCCGAATGCTTACTAATCTCTAGATCAGCACCTAGCAGGACTTCATTATTGCTTGAAGTGGGCGAGAAAATACGAGTTACAACGCAGTAATGATTTGGGTTAACTAGTTTGGCAGATGTGGCTATTTCACTAAAATTCGCAGAAAGCTTTGCTGAGTTAGCAAAGTCAAGATCCGAATTGGTAATGTCTGCATCACTTGGGGATAGCGAATGTACTTGTACACTATCGCTACTTCTGAATAGTGTGCAATCTTTTTTAGCATGAATTAAGCGATCGGTTTCATGTAATTTTGGAAATAAAGACATGACTCGATTTATTTCTTTCGTTTTAGCCATTTCCTCCCCATTAGCGCTCAACGCATTAATATAATTTCTGAATTCAGGTGTATTCAGTGCGGCGCTTATTACAACTTTAGATTCAGGGCAATCTTGAATGATTTCGTAAATTCCTTTTATATGGTCATCATGGAAATGACTTATTATTATTAACTTGACTTCTTCTTTAGGGTTGATATTACGTTTTTTAAGATATTCTAAGGCCGCAGGCTGTTTTTCATCATTTAAACATGAATCTATAATCATCCACTCTTTTAAGCCAAGGCGAACTGCTATTGATTCGCCAATTCCTTTGCCGAAAATTATTGTTTCACAAATAAATTGTTGATCTGTGGACACCTACATTCACCATCATCTTGCTGAAAATATTAGGGTTTTTGGTTAAAAATACGTCTCAGTCGGAATTCAGACACTCTTTTTTCTTGACCTAAAAGGGTCCTTTCCATACCCACATACCAATAAAAAATAGCGCTCTCGACTAATCTCTTCTGATCACTCTTGCTAAATTCCTCAGACGAAAAACTTATCTCATCTATAATTTCATGAGAATCTATGTCGTAAATACGCGCATGTATTTCTTTATGATTTCTAAATGAAATAACCTCATCGATTACTCCATATGTATCCAAAGCTTTGTCTAAGAAAGTTATTTTTTCTTTTGCGCGGGCTTTAAGTCTTTTGTAAAAACTGTTGGTTTGGATTTTTTTCCTGTCAATGCTTTGGGGTTGGGTTGTCGATATTTCCGCAACGCGTGTTGAGTATGGCATTCCATTACCTACAGCAACATTCAATATTTGTTCCTGTTCAATCGTTTGAGAGTAATTTTCTAGATTTATTCTGTTTAATGGTTCAATGTGTATTTTGTGGTTTTTAACGAATGAATCTATGCTTTTCTCTTTTTTTGTAACGCTAAGAGTATTGCTAAGGTTATTTATATCTTCCGGATAGGTATGTGCAGTCATGATAGAATCCGATTGAACATTTGTTCGTGGCTATTCATATCGTGTTTTACGGCTTCGGCGATATGTCGTTGAATTAATTCCGGTAATTGTTGCGTAAAATCAACTGCATCATTTCTGTCTTTAACAACAACATCATGGTTATATTGAACATTTAGTCCTAATATTTCTGGATTGGTATTTCTATAAGGAGCATAGGTGACATTTATTGCCTCCTTATAAAAAGAATCATCTTTTTTATTAATGTTCTCAATAGCAACGACCAAAGTTCTCATGCCATAGTGATATTCAGCATTGTTTTGAAGTAATTTTGATTGGTTATATTCAATCCAATGATTTTTAGGTACTAAGGCGTCACCAAGTTCATTCCATTTTTTTTCATTGCTAAAATGGTAATCAAATAATGTGTTTATACCTACAGCTTGTGTCTCAGCATGTTGAAACATTGAGAATATTGAAGAGGTTAAGTCGGCTAAAGCGCTTTCAAGCCCAGTTTTCGTTAGCTGAAAAATTGCTTTGGTTGGAGTACAATTGATTTCAACCCATCCATAATCAGTAGTTATTGAATCTCCGTCAAAAGTTGTTTCTGAGTTTGAAATATCTTCCTCTCTCAAGAGTTCGTATCTTTTGAACCACTCGGGAGAAAACATTAAAGGAGTGATGATGCTCGAGATCCACACAACATTTATTGTATGTTTGGTTAGTTTAAATGTCATAAATGCTTTTAGTCCGTGAAAAGGACGCCTAATTGCGTATAGGCATAGCTACCGCACGATTGTTTAAAAAAAACAACCTCATTGATAAGTTTTGCCTATTAATCTTTTCTTTCATAGGCTGAACAAAACATAGCAAAAAGCTAACGCGTACGCAAAAACTATCGTAGTCTGTTAAGAGTGGTTTCTACGTCACGGACTTAAAACGATATCTAGGCCTCATTTTGCAGGGGCTTACTGCATTTAAGGGCTGCCTTCGGGTGGCCCTTTTGTTTCCCCTCAATTCTGAGAGG